CGTTGTGCCATTGATACCAAATACTAAAAGACCCATGCAAAAATTTGCGGATAGACAACCAATGACTGAGGAAGAAATTATAGATGTTTGGACTAAAACACCAAATGCGAATATAGCTCTAAAGACAAGAGATTTTTTCGTGATTGACATTGATGTTCATGGTAAGAAAAATGGTTATCAATCATTAAAAGAATGGGAACATGTCCGCAAAATACCACGTACTAGTCAAGTAATTAGCGCTAGTGGTGGCAAACATTTGTATTTCAAAAAGCCTGTTGGTTTTATAATGCCGCAAAAAGGTGATTTTTTAGACGGGGTTGACATTAAATTTCATGTAAATAATTATGTCGTAGCTCCACCAAGTGTTATTAACAACTCATTTTACAAGTGGGATATAGAAAAGTCTTTAGATAATCTAGAGTTTGCAATGGCTACAGATGAATTAGTCAAAGCTATCAAAGAAACAGCTGGTATAGAAGACGAAAAGACTCAATACAAAGGTGCTCTAAGCCGTTTTAAAGGGGATAAGCCTAAAGTCTCTAAAGTAACCCAAGCAGTTAACGAATGTCTAAAAGGTCTAGGCGGTGAAGGTGCCAGGAATAATACAGTGGCTAGCTATGTAGGTAAACTCATTTCAATGGGCATTGAGAAAGAAATTGTAGTTGTATTAGTCAATATTATGAACGACAAGAGTCCAAAACCGCTAAGCGCAAAAGAGTTGCATAATACAATTGAATCAATGTACAATACGGATAAGAGGTATGCTAAATAGTTTAAACTTTTTTAAAAAAAGTGTTGACAATATTTAAAATTTTGATATACTGTATATATAAATAGGTAAGGAGAAAACAATGGGCGAAGTAATAAAAATGGAAAAAACAGTAAATGATACAACCTTAAAATTGGATAAGAATGGTATTCCAGTTAGCAATTCAATTTATAATGTTAAAACGTTACTTTTAAATGCAGATGTATTTGCTGATAATTTAGCATTCAACGAATTCACGCAAGAACCAGAAGTTATTAATGACTTTTATTTAAATGGAACGTTGATTCCAAAAGGATCAATCAAACCAAGCTTTGAGGACATTCTTTCAGAATACTTTGAAACAGAGCTTGATGTCGTATTTAAACCGACTGCCATTACTGGGGCACTTAATATATTTTGGGATACTAAGAAGTACAATCCAGTCAAAGACTATATGGAACAAGCTCTTGAAGCTTGGGACGGCAAAGAACGACTTAAAACAGTCTTTAATTACTGGTTAGGTGCAGAAATTAACGAAACCACCGAAACTATCGCAAAGGTATTCTTCGTAAGTGCCGTAGCTAAGGTTTACGAACCACTTACTAAAGTGGATACGGTGTTAGACCTCGTAGGTGGGCAAGGAGTTGGTAAGACTTCTTTTCTTAGCAAAATTGCCCGTGATTGGTACACGTCAAACGCTGTGAGTTTTACAGATAAGGACTCTTACAATGTTATGTTGAAAGCTTTAATCGTTAACGATGATGAAATGACGGCTTCAAAACGAATGAACTTTGAAGAAACCAAGTCTTTCATCTCTAAAACGGTTCTTGAATTCCGTAAGTCTTATGACCGCCGTGGCGCTTCATACGCAAAGAACTTCGTTATTGCACGAACAACAAATAATATTGAATATCTTAAAGATAATACTGGTGACAGACGTTTTATGCCGATTTTAGTGAATCCAGATGGACAAAAGAAACATCCGATGCAGATGACTGAAGAAGATATCATCCAGATTTGGGGCGAAGCTGTTTCGCTTTATAAAAATGGGTATGACTTAGATAGCTTTGACAAGCTTGACACAAAACGCGTTGAATATCAAGAAAACTTTAAATACATCGACCCAATGGTTGAAGAAATTAATCGTTACTTGGATTTACTATTACCAGAAAATTTCAGTGAATTGAATATCACGCAGCAAAGACAATTGGCACAAAGCCAGCTTAATGGCTATAAATACCAGCTTGTCGAGGACGGAACTTATGAGTTGACAACGAAGCAAGATTTTGTAACGTTGAAGCAAATTGCTTACAACGTGTTTAATAAAGATACCACTGATAAGCGTATGATTGCCCGTATTAAAATTTGGATGGATAACAATCCATATTTTAAGAATACACGCAAAAAAATTGGCAATTCTTATGTACGAGGATACAAACGAGTTGAAAAGTAACATATTAATAAATATTCATTTATGCAGTAAAATGTATAAAAAAGTAACCACCAAGTACGTGGTCATTGCAAAAAGTGACCACCAAACACGTGGTCATAATTTAACTTTTTTTCTAAAAAACCATTAAATGACCAGCAAAATCAAAAATATACCACCTTAAGTGGTCATACCTCTAATCCAGTTATACCAAGGGTTCCGGGGATTTTACTAAAAAACATGACCATCTTACGTGGTCACCCAAGAATCCAGTAATATCAATGGTTTAGCTATATATAATATATATATAACCACTAAATATAATATATATAATATATTTTAATTATTATATATAATATTTATATATTGTTTTTATTTTATTTATAAACAGGAAAAAACATTGGTTACGTGGTCATAAGAATGAAAATATGCAAATATACAAAAGGGGAATAAAATGAAAGAAATGATTGTGGTAACAGATACTGAATACTTGGAACGCTGTTGGCAAGCTAAAACATGGAAAGAATTAGCTGGGGTAATTACAAACTACACATGGATTGCAACTGACGGAAACATGGTTAGTATGCAACGTAAAATTACACGCACTAAACAGTATTTAAAGAATCGTATCTTGACTGAGAGTAAAATACGTAAATTAACTGGTGAAGAATTTAAAAAACGTAAAGAGCAAATTAAATTAACGTTTGTTATGGAGATTGACGAACAATTGGGAAAAGCAACGCAACTTTGGCATTATAACAAGAAAGCGGACGAAGCTGGAATCCCAGAGAAAGAGCGCATGGAATACTTCGTGAACAAAGCAATTAAGAAAGCAGAGAAATATTTCAAACTTTTTCAGTAAAATTGTTGACAAATTAGAATGAATGCGCTATAATAAATACATAAATTAAAACAAAGGAGCAATGAATGAATCTACTGGATAAGAAACAGTATCAAACTATATTGATTAGCGCCATTGGAAACAAAAATTTATTTAAGCAATTGGTTGATGAAAATACTTTCAAGAACTACGTTGGAGAGCCAGTTGGACAAGTGGTAAAACTCAAAGCTACGTTAGACGTTATAGAAACGTTTCTAAGCTTCATTAAGCAAGGTTACGGAGAATTTACCATTGAAGCTAAAGAAGAGCTTACAGAGCTTCTCAGGCACTATCAAGGCGAGTTGGAAAAAGCACGAGATAGGAAAGTATATCAAAAAAACTATTACAAAGAGCACAGAGGACGCAGAGGTGAGTAATTATGTTTGGTAAAAAGAAAGAACCTAAAAAAGACAAGAAAAAACTAAAAGAAATTGCGCTAGAAGCGTCCATCGAAGAAGCTGGATTAACTGGTTTGCTAGATGACAACAGTCTTAAATTATTTAAACGGTTGAAAAGCTCAAAACGTGGAGTGGGACTAAGTGAAACAAGTGGGTTTTTTGGAAGTTCAGAAAGACAAAACCTACTCACAATCGTAAGCCAAAACATTGTTATTAAAGAACAAAACGACATGATTATTCAATTACTGGCGCAAATAGCAAACAACACAAAACAAAGTGGCTACGATAAAAAAGAGGAATAAAAATGGACAAAGTGACTAAAAATTTTTACAAAGCCATGCAAGATGTGGAACCCCATTTAATTTTGAGTGGCACTGATTACAAGCGTTATCAAGTCGCTAGAGCTAAGGAAATCATCCCACCATTTGAATTATTGATTGAATTGGTTGATTATATCCCGTCTGATATTGCGTTAGCAACTCTGGTAGCTAAAGAGGATTATATAAATTATGGCTGGGAAATGGATGTGTATTTATACGCTATCAAGAAATTTGACACAGAGGAAACAAAACACCTACGACAACAACGCCGTAAAGCAGAGAGAGAAGCAAAGATAGCAAAATTAGGATTAGATGTAGATAAGAAGGAAAAATAATGGGGAAAATGGAAAAAGACGAAATTATCAAGCTAATGCTAGACCAAGATAAATCTTGGGAGGAAATTGCTGAAGCCACTGGATACACACGCGCTGGAATTCGTTCATATGCTTATCGTCAAGAGTGGTACAAAGACTACAAACGTGAAATTGGACGTCATTCAAATCCAGAGCATAGAGATTGCTCAAGCTCTGTAACAAGTGAGATAATTCTTCAACGTAACGCAAAGGAATTATTCACCGAAGCTGAACTATTGGAATTACACGGCTTTGACCCTAAAGAATTCAGGATCAAACACGTAACGTCAAATGAATGGACTACGCCGCAAGAAGATGGACAATTTTACAATTATCAGTCAAAAATTAGTGTAGTACCTATCGCAGACGATGAAAAAACGCAAACAGAATTCATTGAAGCACTTAAAGAAGAAGTCCAACCAATCAACGTTAAGCAAGTAAACTTTGGTAAGAACAACGTCATTATTGCTTTATCAGACATGCACTTTGGTGAAACTAAGATGCAAGACCTGCAAGAGAAGCTGGTAGAAATCACGCAAACGCTTCAGAAAGGTTATAATAAAGTAGTCATCATGAACGCTGGTGACTTTTTCCACTCAGACGATATGTTCAGCAGTCGTACTATCTCTGGTACAGTGCTTGAAACCGTTGACATGGTTGGTGCCGTCACTGATGCAAAAGCATTTATGGATATTGTGTTCAAATCTGCGCTTGAAAATTCTAATGAAGTTGAATATCAATATGTGGCTGGGAATCACTCATCGTTCGAGTATTTCTTCAATGAGTATTTAATTGTTAAATATCCAGATGCTAAAATTGCACAACACAACGAATTATCAACCGCTTTCATGCTTGATAACGTTCTGATTGCTCTTGCACACGGTCACAAAATTAAAAAGAACAATCTATCACAAGTCATCTCATACGAATACAGAGAACTGTGGGGCAAAGCGTCTGAAGTGCATTGCTTCACTGGGCACTATCACCAATTGGAAAGCCAGTCGTTAAACGGTGTGATTGTCCATCAACTTGGAACTCCTAAGAAAGCTGATACGTACGAACGTCAAAACGGTTGGATTGCAAGCCGTAAATTAATTCAGCTATTTGAATTTGATTCAGATAAAATGAAAACAGTTTACTATATTTAAAATGGTAAAAAAATATGGGTATTTTTGATTTAGCAATTATAGCAACAATTTTAATCATGGCATTTATTATTTTAAATGACAGTAAAGATAAATAAAACAGGGAGCGCAAGCTCTTTCTTTTTTGTTTACAAAACAATTGTTAAATGGTAACATATGTATAGAGCGATGCCGTAAAAGCATACGATTTTAAAGCGCAATATCAACGGGCGGTGTCAGCACCGCTTTTTTTGATACACGAAAGGAAGAAAAGAATGCAGAAATACGAAGAACAAATCAAACGGCTGGAAGAAGAGATGACTGACCAAGAGATTAAATTTGCAAATGAATATCTGGCGAATGGCTACAATGTAACTCGAGCTTTCGAATCTATCGGGACTTCCAAAAGTCGTAAGGGTATGTATCAGGCTGGTATTAGAATCAAACGCAAACCACGGGTTAAAAAATATCTTGATTTAAAATTCAATCGAATGATTAGTGAACAAGAAATCACAGCTGAAGACGTAGTCAAACGGCTTGTGGAGATTGCATTTGCAAGGCCACAAGAGGGAATAAAAACAGAATTTGATAATCTTGAGAATGTAGTCAAAGAAGATAAAACATACTCTTACACACCGTCTCAAGATGCGCAACTTCGAGCATTGGAAATGCTTGGTAAGAATTTTAAAATGTTTACTGATAAGATTGAAACCGATGTGAACATCGAAAGCGTGGTATTTAAGGATGACATCGATTAGACTAAGTGAACTACTGCCTGTAAAATTTCACGATGTATGGAAAGCTGCAAAGTCAAAAGAAATTCTTAACGTTGTATGCTCAGGCGGACGTGGTTCAGGTAAGTCGTCAAACGTTGCTCACATCATTACACAACTATTAATGCGTAACCCAGTAAACGCAGTTGGTATTCGTAAGATTGATAACACACTTGAGCAGTCTATTTATGAGCAAATGAAATGGGCTATTGAAGAACAAAAAGTTTCACACTTATTTAGGTTTAATAAAAGCCCATTGAGAATTACCTATCTTCCTCGTGGCAATTATATGGTGTTCCGTGGAGCTCAATATCCTGAACGTATTAAGTCATTGAAAGATAGTCGCTTTCCGTTTGCGATTGCATGGGTGGAAGAACTGGCTGAGTTTCGAACAGAGGACGAAGTAACAACAATTACTAACTCGCTATTGCGTGGTGAGTTGGGTGAAGACTTACAATATAAATTCTTCTTTACGTACAATCCGCCTAAACGCAAACAAAGTTGGGTTAATAAGAAATATGGAACACAATTCATTAGCGGAAATACATTTGTTCACCATTCGACTTATCTTGATAATCCTTTTATTGCGAAGGAATTCATCAAAGAAGCCGAAGAGACGAAGAAAAAGAATGAGATGAAGTACCGTTGGGAATACTTAGGTGAAGCTATTGGTTCAGGTATTACACCGTTTAATAATTTACAGTTCCGTGAGATTACAGATGAAGAAGTAGCTGACTTTGACAATATTCGCAATGCAAACGACTTTGGTTACGCAACTGACCCGAATGCATTCGTGAGAATTCATTACGACAAGAAGAAGAACGGTATTTATATCTTTGATGAATTGTATAAGCATCAATTATCGAATAGAAAATTAGCTGAATGGCTGAAAGAAAAAGGTTATGATAATGATGTAATCTTTGCAGATAGCGCTGAGCCAAAGAGTATTGCTGAATTGAAAAACGACTTTGGTATCAGTAAAATAAAAGGCGTCAAGAAAGGTCCCGACTCTGTTGAATTCGGTGAGCGTTGGCTTGATGACTTAGACTTTATCTGCATTGACCCAAAACGCACACCTAAGACAGCATTTGAATTTGAGAATATAGACTATCAAACTGATAGAGACGGCAATCCTAAGCCTCGCCTAATTGATAAGGACAACCACAGTATTGATGCAGTCAGATACGCAATGAGCGAGGATATGAGAAGTAACAAAACGAAAGTTAAAACATTTAGAGGTAGCTTTTAATGGCATTTTATAAAACGATTGACGCTTCGACAGAATTCAGCACAGCACTGATTCAAAAATTAATTTCAGAACACAAGGAATACATCGAAGTTTACAAAGAATTAAAAGATTTTTACACAGGTAATCATGCAATTTTAAAACAGAAAGCAAAAGAGAAGTATAAACCTGATAATCGCCTGGTAGTTAACTTTGCTAAATACATCGTTGACACATTTAACGGTTACTTCATCGGTAACCCCGTTAGTTTATTCCACGAGAATGAAACAATAAATGACTATCTAGCGTATATTGACGGATACAATGACCAATCCGATAATAATGCAGAGCTTTCTAAAATCTGCTCAATTTATGGGCACGGATTTGAATTAGTATTCAATGACGAGAATTCAGAAATTGGGATTACTTACATGACTCCGATTGATGGCTTTGTTGTTTATGATAATACTATTCAAAATAAACCATTGTTTGCTTGTCATTATGGATTGAATGACAATGGTGAAGAAGTTGGTTACTTTTATACAAAGGATACTGTGTACCAATTCGCTGTAGTAAGTGGGGCTTATACGATTGTGGAAGAAACGGCGAACGTGTTTGGTGATATTCCTATGATTGAATATATCGAAAATGAAGAGCGACAATCAATCTTTGAAAATGTTAAGACGTTGATTAATGCGTTTAATAAAGCACTATCAGAAAAAGCAAATGACGTGGAATATTATGCAGATGCTTACTTGAAAGTGTTGGGCGCAGAGATTGATGAGCAAACACTGCAAACATTACGTGACAGCCGTATTATCAACGTATCTGGTGACGATGCTTTAACTGTTGAATTCATGACTAAACCGAATGCAGACGGAACACAAGAAAATCTACTTGAACGTTTACAAAAACTAATCTTTGAGATCAGTATGGTTGCCAATATTTCAGACGAAAACTTTGCAACGTCAAGCGGTGTTGCTCTTCGTTATAAATTGCAATCAATGGACAACTTAGCAAAAGGTAAAGAACGCAAGTTCCAGTCTGGTATGTCAAGACGTTATCGCTTAATTAGTAACTACCCAACGTCTAAAATTGGTGAGAATGAATGGGTAAATATTCAATATAAATTTACTCGTAACGTTCCAGCTAACTTAGCAGAAGAAGCAGACATCGCACAAACACTTAGCGGTATTGTGTCTGAAGAAACTCAGGTCGGTGTTCTATCAATCGTACAAAACGCACAGGAAGAAGTTCAACGCAAGAATAAAGAGCTAGAATCAACAGATTCATTTACTAGAACAACGGAGGAGTAACAAATGTCCGATGTTTTTGATGACTACTGGGATGATCTAGAGAAAGACGAGAATAACCTATTTGATGAATTGAGCGAGATTATCGAAGAAAATTGGATTGCTGTTGCTTCAGTAATCTCTTTCTTCTATCTCTACAATACTAAAGATAATACAATTAAGTACAATACCTTTATGCAACGAGCTAGCAATCAAGAAAAACGCTATGTTAAGAAGCTCATGAAGAAATACGGCAAGTCTGATTTGTATAAAACCAGCGACATCAAAGGTACTAAGATTAATGTATTGAAGATTGCTATTGACATCACTGAAGAGACTGGTGCAAAAGGTATGAGTTCAGCACTCGAAAAACATTTCGCTGAAATGGCTACTAGAGTTGATAAGTATATTAAGAGCAAATACGACATTAAGGCAGACGGTAAAGTAAAATTACCAGACATTTATGATAATCAGTTAACTAATTCTCAAAATGTTTCAAGAAAATTGTTTGACGAGCTTAAGAATGGTATTATCAAAGGTGAACGGTACGAAGATATTTCAGATACCTTAAAGAAAGGTTATGAAAAACGTTCGTTATCAGACGTCAAGAAGATTGTTCGTACTGAAGGAACAGCCATTACTAACGCAGTAGGGCTTGAGATGTTTCAAGAAGAAGGATATACAGAGTATAAATACAGCTCTGTTATCGATTCACGAACCACTGAAATATGTAGAAACCTAGACGGAGATATATTCAAAATCTCACAAGCTGAACGAGGTGTCAACTTCCCGCCAATGCACGTTAATTGTCGTAGCGGATTTGAAATTGTGTTGGAGAAATAAGATGTGGATAGTACAATATAAAGATGTAAGCGGATTTTACTATAGCGAAGCCAAAACAAGTCGATTAGCATTAATATTTGACTTGGTAAATGACGGATTTGATAGAGTAAATTCAAATACATATAAATTTAAGGAACATGTAACTGCAACTTTGATTAAGCTGTAGTGAATTGTTACCACCCGACCTTTCCAAAGTCGTAAAACTTGGTTAAATTTTCGTTGACGAACGTAAAACGTAAATCATTCGGGTGACGGCGTAACCGTTGAAAGGAAACAAAATGGAAGAAGAAAACAAAGTCGTTGATACTGCTGCTGAAGAAGTAGAAACACAAGCTGAAGAAGTCGAAAAAGAGTCTACTAAAGAGGCCAAACAAGAAAAGACATTTAGTCGAGATGAGTTAGCTAAGATTATGGCAGCCGAAAAAGAAAAATGGCAAGCGGAACTCGAAGCTGAAAAGACACAAGCTGAGAAACTTGCTAAAATGAATGCTGAAGAAAAAATTGCATTTGAACGAGACCAACTCAAAGCGGAACTCGAGTCATTGCGTGCAGAGAAAGCTAAAGCTGACATGACTAAAACAGCCCGTGGAATGCTATCTGAAGCAGACGTTAATATTTCAGAGGACTTGCTTGCAACTTTAGTGACTGAAGAAGCAGAGTCAACTAAAGACAATGTCGATTCGTTTATCAAGTCTTTCAAAGAAGAGGTTGACAAAGCGGTAAAAGAAGCACTCAAAGGTAAAGTAGCTAAGAAACCAGCTACACCAGCTGGATTGACTAAAGAAGCTATCTTGGCTGTCAAAGACCGTTCCGAACGCTTGCGACTAATTGCTGAAAACCAAGGGCTATTTAACTAAGTTTATTATTAATAAAAGAAAGGTCGTATATAAATTATGGCAACATCACAAACTTTTCCAGAATCAAATTTGACAGGTAAAGCAGACCTAAAAAATGCTATCACAATTGACGTAACAAATACATTTAAAGAGAATGTAGCAAAATTGATTGAAATGCTTGGAGTAACACGTAAAATTTCGTTGACTTCAGGTTCTACTATTAAGACATATAAAGGATATGAGACAGCTCTCGCAGACGGAACAGTTCCAGAGGGCGAAGTTATTCCATTGTCAAAAGTGACACAAATTCCAGCCGAAACAAAAACAGTTGATTTGAAGAAATACCGTAAGGCAACATCGGGTGAAGCGATTGCTCTTTACGGTACTGACAACGCTATTGCCAATACAGATGAAGCTCTTATCCGACAACTCCAAAAAGGTGTCCGCAAATCACTTGTAGATGGAATTAAAACAGGTACTGGCACACAAGCCAACTTAGGAACAGGATTCCAAGGTGCTTTGGCTTCAGCTTGGGGTAAACTTCAAGTATTGTTTGAAGATTATGGTGTTGAAAATGCAGTGGTATTCGCTAACCCACTTGACATTGCTGAGTACGTGGCTAAAGCTCAAGTAACTACACAAACAGCATTTGGCCTTACTTACTTGGTTGACTTCACTGGCACAATTATCATCTCTACAACCGATATTGCAAAAGGCGAAATCTGGGCTACTGTTCCTGAAAACATTGTCTTCGCTTACATCAACCCATCACAATCTGACGTAGCGAAAGCATTTGGACTTTCAGTAGACGAAACAGGCTACATCGGTATGACTCACTTCACTGATGAGAAAACTCTTACATATCAAACTTTGGTATTGTCAGGTATCGAAATCTTTGCGGAACGTCTTGACGGTATTGTTAAAGTTACAATTGGAGCAACAGCCCCAGCAGCTTAAATTTAAATTTGATAGCCTAGCCCTGACTGGGCTGGGTATTTTTTATAGAAGGAGGCAAGAATGGCATATAAAGTTATTGCAGACTTTAGAGACAAAAATGATGACCTGTATCTTTACAAAGCTGGCGATACATTTCCACGAAAAGGAAAGCGACCGACTAATACACGTAAAGAAGAATTAGTCAATAAAGGGTTCCTGAAAGAGGTGGAATAATGACGATTATTGACCGTGTAAAAATACGGATTCCAGAGGCTAAAGATAATGTGCTTGAAGAATTAATTACAAGTGCTGCTGACAGGATTCTTTTGCGCATTGGTAAAGATGCGTTACCAACCAAGCTTGAAACAATTGCCGTTGAAATCGTAACTAAAATGTACCGCAAACTATATTATGAGGGTATCACAAGTGAATCAGCAGATACTTTAACTGTATCTTTTGTAGAAGATATTTTTGCGGAGTATGAAGAAGAATTTGACCGCTGGTTGAAATTAGATGACGAAGCCGAAGGTAGAAATAAACTGAAAGTGAGGTTTATTTGATGCAATGGTTACCAATTAAGCTAACAATCAAGTCAGCAAGCGTAAATACAGACGAGCTTGGCAATCCTATCTATGGAACAGTCGAATATGACGGCTATATCGGTCGTTACACTGAATTTAATCAGACCGATTTTCAAATACTTGGTTATGAAACGTATTCAGATGTCAGAAAGATACTAATTCCGAACATTGATAGGACAAAAGCGAAGTCAGTTACTAAAATAACAGTAGAAAACGAAGTATATAACGTAGATAGTTACAAAGATTTAAGAAAATACGTACTATTTTATATCTCGAGGTACAGGAAATGAGTACAAGCGGGTTTGAAAGCTTCTTGAATAAACTTGATAATACTGATAATATTAAGGCAGGAGTTGATAAGGCTGTTACCGATTCGCTCACACGAATGTATAACCGAGCTTCAAAGCGTCCATATACTCCAATCGATACAGGGGAATTGAAAAACTCACGTACCAAAACGAGGGTTACTAATGGGAGCGGTGAATTCGGTTATAATAAAGTTTATGCAAGACGTGTCGAATATGGTGGTCGAGACAAAAAAGGTCGCTATATTGCGCCACGTAGGTACTTGCAGAGCAACGTTAATTTGGAAAGAACACAATTTCCAAATGATTTAAGGAAGGCGCTAGAAAGTTAATAGAATATGTTAAGAAAACTTGGTTTAGTAGACTTCCATAAGGCTTTAAAGGGTAACATTGAGCACTTCACAAATAAGAAAGCTTATGATTATGTGCCGGACGGAACACCAGCCCCATTTTATGTAATTGAGGTTGTTGATAAGTACCCCGAAGACACAAAAGTCATGTGGGCTGAAGTGTTTAGCGTTTGGATTCATGCAATTGCAGAGGAGAACGAGTCAAAGATTGGTGTTTATAATCTTGTTCAGGAACTTGAAGAAGCTCTAACCATGGAGCTTGATCTACCTGAGGGGTTCGAATTGCTTCGTCAAAACCAGACAGGCATCCAGTCTTTACAAAAAGATGAATCTGGTGAATGGCACGCAATTGTTACTTATGACTTTAAAATAGCTTATGGATTTAAGTCTAAAATTTAATAAAGAAAAGGAATAATTAAAAATGGCAGAATACGAAAATAAAGCATACTGTAACTTTGACAGCTCAGCGACTAAAGCTGTAGCTGGTAAAGATATTATTTTGGCTGTATTTGATGCAACAGGAACAGATTTGTTGGCAGTCAGCGGGCAAAAAGGTTTGACTATTAACCGCTCAGCTGATTCTATCGAAGTAACCTCTAAGGATACGAAAGGCGGTTGGAAATCTAAAATTGCTGGGATGAAAGAATGGTCAGTTGATAACGATGGTTTCTATGTTCCATCACATGCTTCGCACAAAGCGCTCGGAACAGCATTCCAAAACAGTGACCCAGTTTGCATTAAAATTGTAAATGGTAAAACTAAAGTTTCAATGTTTGGTGGGCTAGCTTATGTAACTGACTACTCACTTGAAGCGCCGTACGACGACGGTATGACGTATTCGATTTCACTTGATGGTAATGGAGCATTGGTTGACTTCTCATTAACTGACAACAGCACAGCAACACAAATGCCTAAAGGGATTGAATAATAAACAGAAGAGGGTTTTAAATAAATGGCAGAAATTATTACAGTTGATGAAAAAAATTACACACTAAAATATAACGAGCAAGTTATTGAAACAATTGAAGCTATCACAGGGAAAGGCTTCATGGAAATTCTAATTGATAAAAAACCAGTTCTTGCTCTGGCAGATTTGAAACAATACATTGCAAACGCTCTTTATGCCGAAGATGGTGGTAAAATTCCGCAAGTTCAAGGGGTTAAAATTTATGAAGCGCTACTGCATTCAAAAGGGTACATGTTCTTGAATATGCTTGTTATTGAATCTATTCAACGTGATTGCCCTTTTTTCTTCCTAGCCAACTAGTCGAATTTGAATACTTCGGCGACAATCAAGGTGAAGTTGATGAATCGTACAATGACCTCGCAAAGGGTTATGAGCGAGACATTGACTTCGCTTTTTTCTTTGTAAACTTTGGGACTTCTAAACGGGACTTCATGGAGCTTACTAAGCGTGAGAAAATATTTATTCGTAAAGCTTGGGAAGAGAAAGAAGTTAGGGAAAGTACGTTCATGCGTAATGCGGTAATGAATGCAGTAACTAACGCTATGAGAGACAAGAAAACACCGTTTAGGGATTTGTGGAAGAAAAAACAAAGACCAGTTGATTTTGATGTAGTTGAAATTAATTTGGATGTCGTTGAAGAAAGTAACAAGAAAGACGGATTCGACTGGGTGGCCGAAATTTATAAAGCTAATGGCTTCAATAAGCCATCGGAAGGAGGTAATTAATGGCAGACTATACATTAAGCGCCAAGGTAACAGCGGACATCAGCTCGCTGGAGAAATCATTCAAGAGTGCGCAAGATAGCGCCAAGAGTTTACAGAAAAGTCTTGATAGTCTAGACACTGGAAGCAGTTTCAAGAATCTAGGCTCTAGTCTTGACAGCGTAGGGTCTAAAATTTCAAGCGTTGGTGACAGTATTAGTGCTGTTTCAGATAAAGTAAGTTCAATCGGGGACTCAATGACCGCTATGTTCACAGCACCAATCGCAGCTGGACTGACTTCGATTGTTTCCGCCACTGCTGATATCGAGCAATCTATTGGTGGTGTCGAAACACTATTTAAAGATAGCGCTGGAACGGTTATAGCGAACGCAAAGCAAGCATTTTCAACGGTTGGTATTAGTGCCAATCAGTACATGGAGCAAGTAACTTCGTTCTCTGCTAGTTTGCTGCAATCGCTAGGTGGTGACACTGCTAAAGCTGCTTCATATGCTGATAGAGCTATGAAAGACATGGCTGATAACGCTAACAAATTTGGTACAGATATGGAAAGTATTCAATATGCGTACCAAGGTTTTGCCAAACAAAACTACACTATGCTTGATAATTTGAAACTTGGCTATGGCGGTACTAAAGAAGAAATGCAGCGACTTATCGCTGACGCTAGCAAAATGACGGGCATCCAAGAGCAACTTGGTGTGACAGTTGACGGTACAAGCATGTCGTTTGGTAATATTGTTAATGCTATTTCTGTAATGCAACAGAGTCTAGGTATCGCAGGAACAACCGCTAAAGAAGCCTCCACAACTATCTGGGGTTCGTTTAATCAGATGAAAGCAGCAGCCATTGACTTTGCCGCTACTTTTGGACAAGCTAACACAGATACTGACACAGCTTTTAACAATATGTATCAAAGTGCAGTGACTTTTGCGAACAACGTGAAAGCAGTACTAAAAAACGTGTGGGATAATCTTCCTCTAGCAGAGTACCAGAAAACACTGATTGCTACAGTCGCCGTAGCTGGACCCGTCCTATCTATTCTAGGTAGAATTGGTGGAGCTATTGGTAATATTACAGAAGGCTTTGGTGATTTATTAAAACATATAGGTAGCTTAGCGAGCGGCTTTGGTGGTCTCGTATCTGACGCTGGCGGATTGTTGCCATTACTATCTCAAATGGCAGTTCCACTGTTAATTATTGCTGGAGTGGCTGTTGGTATCATGGCTTTGGTAGAAGCTTTCAAACAGTTGTATTCAAGCTCAGAGAGCTTCAGAAATAGCGTAGCTACCCTTAACGACACAATAAGCGGAGCTTTTCAACAAATTATGACAGCTATTCAACCTATGATTGAACCTTTAACAGAAATGTTTTCAAGTATATTTGAAGCCATTGTTAGCTTGTTCACGACATTGTTACCAATCATCATACCAATTATCACAAATATTATTACAGTCGTAGCTGACGTTATTACAACAATTATCAATATTGTTACTCCTATTATTACGATTGTTTCTGGTATTATCCAAGCCATGGTAGACGTTATTAGTCCGATTATCAATGGTATTTTGCAAGTATTTGCCAGTGTTATCGAGGGAGTAACTGGATTATGGTCTGCATGGGCGTCAACAGTAGGCGGTATTATTGGGAAAGTAACTGGCGTAGTTCAAGACGTAGCTAGCAAGATTAAAGACTTCTTCAAAGGTGCATTTGACGCTGTAGCTGGTTGGGCTAGCTCAATATTCGGTGGTATTGCAAATACTATTACAAGTGCATTTTCTGGGGCTATGTCTGGAGTGAAAGGGATTATTAACACTGTAATCAATGGTATGAATGGAGCCACTGGAATCATGAATAAAATTCCGGGGGTAAGCATCCCTAAAATCCCAAACTTGCTACGTGGTACTGACAATTGGGCAGGCGGATTCGCTCGAATGAACGAGGGTGGACGTGGTGAGCTTACGTACTTACCAAGCGGGACGGTCGTAGTTCCTCACGATATTTCAATGAAATATGCCAAAGAAGCTGGACGAAGTAATAACGTCGTTGCAATTTCAAACGGAAACGATACAAGCACAATTCTTTCAGCTATCAAATCAATTGCAGACCGTCCAAATGTATTCAACGTCAATGGGCGCAGGTTCGCAGTAGCAACGGCTGACGATTACTCGACTGTAAACCAAAGAAATGATATGATAGTAAATAGGATGCGAGGAGGACTTTAATAGATGGTTTTAATGACTTACAACGGCAAAGACCTATCTGAATTGATTACAATTCAAGAAGTCTTGCGAAACGTTGGGAACGAGAGGAGTGTCACTACTGACGACTCCCCTTCGCTTGGTGTTAACATTACGCAATTAAAGACTTCGGCGAAGATTATCTCAGTAAGTTTCTATATGAAGAATAAATTTAATAAATATGCTTTGAATCAAGATAAGCACACGCTTGCTGGAATTCTCAACGTTGACGAACCAGTCAAAATTACGTTCGATGATGAACCAGACAAGTATTACATCGGTTATGTGCAAGGCTTACCAGACATTGAAGACCCAATTGCATGGTTATCAGTTTTAAAAATGGAGCTAATCATTCCAGACGGTGTGGCGCACAGTACGACATATAGAATTTTTAGCGATTATACTTATACCTCACTAGTGCTTAACGTTGACACTGGTGAGCAAATTTTAAATAATGCAAACGGACCATTCAAACCAAATATCAGTCCAGATGTAAATCCGTCTACCAATTTTGACAACTACGAATACTACAATACGACTAACGTATACATGGAGAAAGGTAAGACTTACGCCATTAAAGCGGAAACAGATGGTGTTTTCACTAGCCAGCATAATGTAAATGTTGAAAGCGATAATGTTACTTTGTGGTTGGCTCCTTATGGACATTCAGTCGGTTGGGACATCTATCACAAAATCGTTTCTGATTCAAATACTTCAACGGGTACTTCTTTCTATTGGGATAGACCAAGCGGTAACTACGTTTTGCGGGTTAATACATATCACAGAAAAGGAAATCTATTAAAAACGGTTAGAAATGTTAAGCTGGTAGAGACTGGCGCTGGAACTGGTAGCGCCATTGAAATTACTGGCGAAAACAAGTTGAAAAATAACTTGGGACCATTCACTCCAAACACGAACCCAACTAATGGCTTCGATAACTACCAAATTTATGATGACACGACTATCTTTCTAGAAAATGGTAAGCAATATCTTATCAAAGCAGAGTCAAACGGTACTTTTAGCGACGTCCACCTTCCAAGTGTAGAAAGCGATAGGGTTGTTTTATGGGCAGTTAATGATGCACGTTCTGTTAACCAAATTATAAGCAGCCCTAAAACTGGAACTGACGGAACGTTGATAACTTGGACACATCCAACAGCGACATACAGGTTACGTGTTAATTCTTACCATAGGACACCTATCAAGACCGTTTCTAATGTAACGATTGTTGAACGTGGGAAAGAAGTTGGTTATTTCAAAATGGATATTTTGAACAACGGAAACGTTAAAGCTTTGCCGATTATCGATATCAAGACACGCTCGGACAACGGTTATTACGGTATTGTAAACCAGCTTGGAGCAATGGGGGTTGGAGACCCAGAAGAACAAGACGGAGTAGTTAAGCAGTTCTCTGAAACTCTGTTTAATTTCAAATATGGTGAAGCAAGGAAAGCTATGGAAGCTGGTTATATTAATGAAACAGTAACAAATGATCCATACTCTATGCAAATCTTTAATGAACCAGTTATTGAGCACGCTTTTGGATATGACCATATTGCTCACAATCATGACGCTAGTGTTCCAGCAGGCAAGTTAAGTGTTAGCTCTGTTAGCTTTGACCTTGTTAGCGACAGGCCTGAAGATGACGGAAGTCTATACGAATACGTTGAATGGAAGCAACTCTTTTGGAGTGGTCAAGATGGTGACGCTGGTTGCTTGAAAGTGTCTGTATCTGACAAAGATGGGAACTTCCTTTACGGGGTTGAAACAATTAAGCGCAAGAATGGGCTGATTTCAGAATTTAACTTTATCAGCTCTGATGGTAAAGGTGGTTATCAATTCCATGAAATTTCAACATTCTTAAGCACTCACCTCCCAGAACAAAATCCTTTCAGAGACGGCGCTGGTATGGCTAAGTTTGCAAGGAACAACAACAGTGTTAACGTTTACTGGCGTGGCAAAATGTTAAACTTTTCAACTCCAGATTTGAAAGATAAAAAAGCTTTCAAAGTCCACTTCACGTTGATTTCTTACCCAAACAAAGTCAAAGTAAGACACATGTATTTTGATTCATTCATCATACGTAACTCACGAAGTAATTACATAGCAGATAGCCCAAATAGATATTTTAGCGGTTCAAAGTTAACTATAAATTCAGAGAACAGGACTATTCAACAAAATGGGAATTATAGCTTGTCTCAAAAAATAATTGGAAGTGATTTCAATACTATTCCAGTTGGTGAGAGTACACTTGAATTTTATACGTCAAGCTGGTCAGCTGATTTTCCAGAAATAACCGTGAGATTTGAAGAGAGGTACTTATAAGAGATGAAAATTAATGTCCATAACAAAAATCTGGAATTGATTGGTATACTGGATAACGATAGTCAGTATACTATCAACTATTCTGAAGACAAATGGACTCGTACGCTAGCAACCGGTTCCTCTGTTTACGAGTTCACAGCGTTTTACAAGAAATTAAATTACGCAGATGAGTATTCAAACCCGTTTAACAACTTGAAAGTTGGTAATTACGTTTCATTTAAATACAATAGCGAAGACTTTCTTTTCAAAATTATGAGTACCGAAAAAAACGGTAAAGAAGTTTACTGTTATTGTGAGAACTTAAATTTGGAACTGCGCAATGAACTTGTTTGTTCTTTTGACTCTTCAGATAAAGCGAGAACTCTTGAAGATTACATTAAAGAAATGAAACTGCTCGAATATACCAATATGAGCATTGGTATCAACGAAGTTTTTACAATAACTAAAAAATTGTCTTTTGCCAACGATGAAACTAAATTGGCTCGATTGTTAAACGTTTTGTCAGAGTTCGGGGCAGAACATAGATTTTTTACAAAGCTTAATCCAAACGGAACTATCAAGGAATTTAAGCTTGATATTTTCAAGAAACAAAACGCAGACGGCGAAGGTGGCTACGGTAAGAAAGTTGAAGATGTCATCCTTCGAAAAGGCGTAAACGTTCAAAGCGTCAAAGAAAAAGAAGAAATCTTAAACTTATGGAACGCCACTCGACCAGTTGGTAAGAAGACGATTCAGAGGGTTGAACTTAAGAAAACTCCAGTCAAAAATGAAGAGCAAGTTGTCGTAAGTAGCAATATGATTAATTCAAACGGTGCTTTGTCAATTGAGAATATTCAGACCATCTTAAAATTATGTTATGAGTATCGTGTTCTTCCATCTGGTGTCATTTCACAGCTTTACCTTGAGTCATTTTGGGGCAATTCAAACGTTGCTAGGGTTGACAATAACTGGTCTGGGATTACGTGGACAGGTAATCCGAATAGACCTAGCGGGGTTGTTGTTACGCAAGGTAGTGCTCGCCCATCAAATGAGGGCGGACACTACATGCACTTCGCAAATATGTCAGACTTCTTCAAAGACTATTTCTACCTTCTCGCTAAGCAAGGTATTTACAATGTAGCTAACAAGAATAACATTTCAGACTATACTAGAGGGCTTTTCAGAGTCGGTGGAGCAAAATATGATTACGCTGCGGCTGGATTTGACCACTATAATAGCTTGATGAATAGTATTCGCAACGGTATTAATGCAAAAAATAACAATGTTCTCGATACGTATGATAATGACTGGAAAAATCCTAGAGTTGTCACAACAACAACGACTGTTGAACAAAAAGGTGCACCTAATACAAAACGTGTCTTGTCAGAGCTCGCCTCGATGGTAGGGAGAACTGTTGGTAATGGTCAATGTTATGGCTTAACTTCTTGGTATTCTAACAAACTTGGAGGGGCTGGGCTAGGCGCTGGCATTGGCGGTTTCTCAGGTCTTATTGGCTCTGGGATTCGTGCTTGTGATATCGGTACAGATTATAATTGGTCAGCTTTCGGTTGGGGTGTTGATGGTGGTAGCGCTTTTAATACAAATTTGGTAGCTGGCGCAATTATTAACATCAAAGCTAACTATGGTGCCCCTTGGTATACTGGATATTATGGGCATACGGCGGTTGTTGAAAGCGTCAACGGAGAAACTATTACAATTCTCCAACAAAACTATGCCGGTGCTCAATATGTTACTCGTCAAAAATATCAAAAAAGCAATATTATTTCTTCAATTCAAACGATTGTCTACCCGCCAGAACTAGCTTCGGGCGGACGTGTCGAAGGAACTGGGAACGTTGTTATCAAAGAGGATGGCAAAGACAAATACGTCAATTTGGATTTACCAACAGATGTAAAAACAACCGAGGAAACTATTGATATCTACATCGATAGTAACTTAACTCGTTATTGGCATGACAAGAATAACAACTTAGAATTTCACTTAGTTAATGGCGCTCTCTACGCAGACCAATCCGCTCAAATGTTCCCAACAACTTTTACAAGCTATGACGGTACTGACAAATGGATTAGACGAGATTTTGAGTATCAAGTTGACAGTGAAGAAGAATTGATAGAAGTTGCGTTAGCTGACTTAAAAGCCAATTGTTACCCAAGTTTGAGTTATGAAATTGAAGGTTTCTTTCAAACAGACATCGGAAACACGCATATCATCGAAGACCCAGACTTCAAACCAATGTTGACACTAAGAGCGCGTGTGACAGAACAAGAAATTTCATTTTCAAAACCAGAAAATAATAAAACCACTTTCTCAAATTATGCAAAATTAAATTCTGATGTTCCAGATGCTCTTGCCAGCCGATTGCAACAATTGATAGACGCATCTATACCGTACGAGATTAGAGTATCTGCTTCAAATGGAACATCGTTCAAAAACAACGAAGGTGAAAGTGAAATTACAGTTGAATTATTAAGGTCTGGAATCGTTCAAGACGCTGAATTCTTGTTCAAAAATGGGGATTCAATCGTTGGAAAAGGTACAAAATTACTTGTCAAATCATCTGACTTTGAGGGATTATACAATCTGACAATTTCAGCGTATATTAGTAATGAAGAAGTAGCTACAACCCAATTAACATTCACAAATATGGTTGAGCCTACAAACCTTGTTATCAAGACGTCAAATGGTAATATTTTTAAGAATAATATTATCAATGCTACGCTAACAGCTACACTTTGGCGAGGCGGAAAAGAGATTGATAAAGAAGGCAAAGATTATATATACATCTGGACAAAGACAGATGCAGACGGTGAGCCTGATGAAATTTGGAATCAAACGCATAGTTATTCAACTAAAACAATCAAAATCACGCAAAAAGACGTGTTTAGGCGTGCTCAATTTGAATGTAACATTGAACCTTTATATTAATGTGATAAAATAATAAAAGAAATAAGAAAGGAATTCTAATAAATGGGAATTATTTCAAGCGGACAAATTACAATTACAGACTTGTCAGATGCGCCAGCACTGAGCGCTTTTATCACAGCAAGTCAAACAACAACACAAGTATTCGACCAAACAGCGAACACTTATAATCCATCGTACGCAACTACTCCGCAAGTATTGACGTTAAACCTAACTAAAGCAGGACAAACAGATAGTATTTTGGGCGGTGTTAGCAATCTTCAGTGGTACGACGTAGACGGTGAAAATAGTCATCTAGTTGGTCAAGATGCTATTTCTGGAGACCATGGTGAGCTGTTAACTGTTAGAGGTAACACAGCCCCTGAAAGTGGTTCTAGGCGCTTTGAGGCTGTTGGGACATGGATAGACCCTATTACTGGATTGAAAGTTGATTTCCGAGCAAGCATTGACTTGTTTGTTGTTCAGCTCGGTAAACAAGCGCTTGTTTTGAATGTCTATACAGGTAAAGGTAATACATTTTACAACAACCAGCCAGCAAACTTGACCGTCAACGCTGATTTGTATAAAGGGAATGCGCTTTCAGGGGGTAACAAACAATTCAAATTCTTTTATGCTGACAGCTCTGTCTCATCAACTTCCTCTGCTGGCTATGACGCTGACGGCGGGATTGGATGGCACCTATGCAATAGCAAAACGACTGGCCAAACACCAAACGTTGAACCAACTGCAAACACGCCAGCTCAGGGAGTTCTTACTGTAACAGCGGATAAAGTTACTAACTCACAAACCTTTAAAGTAGTATGTATTGACAAAGATGGTGGTACTGCAGGTCAAAAAGCAACAGGCGTGGCAACAATCCTTGACTTTTCAGACCCAATTGTAGTCGTTATTGAATCAACCGCTGGTAGCACATTTAAGAATTCTATTGGATCAACTACATTAAAGGCCCGCCTTTATCGAAAAGGGGAAGAACTTGACGCAGATGGTACTAGTTCTACTTACACTTACAAATGGTCTCGACGTGACAAGAACGGCGCTCTGGATGCTAATTTCGGCGGAACTGGCAACCAATACAAATTAGGTAAAACTATTGCGGTTTCAGCAAGTGATGTTAGCGATAAAGCTACATTCTTCTGTGAAGTATTTGAATAAGGAGGGATGAAACATGGTTAGAGCTGAAATCGAACTTGGCGGACAGCTTGAAGTGATTAACATTGACGTTGAAACAAAGCCTGAAGCTGTTGAAAAAATCTGGAGCATGTTTGGCTACATGACTTATATTATTGGTTTGGAAGAGGTAGAAGATGAATCTGATAGCGTCAAATCAACTGACATTGACAAACGTCAATGACGGAAAGACCCCTTATGTACATTGGGCATACGCTGATGATGACAAAGGAACTAACTTTAGCTTAACTGATAAGAAACAGCAGTTTCAAGGCTACTACAGCGACTATACACAAGCTGATAGCACAGACTACACTAAATACAAGTGGGTTGATAGGCTTGCGAATGTACAGGTCGGTGGGCGCAATTTAATTATCAGCTCGCAAATTCAATATGGTTATATTAATGCAAACGGCAATCTTGCAATTGCTACTAAACAGTTCACGACTGGGTTTATCGATGCGACGAATAACAAACGATTTACGATTACTGCGCCCAAATTTGTGGTGGGGAATCTAGAGTGGTTAAGATTAGCTAAATATGACACTAATAAGACTTTTGTTGGACGTGATATTATTTCGTACACTCAAAACACTAAAACAATTAAAACTATAACTTTACCAAATGATGTGTCTTATTTCAAAGTTAGTTTTGATGGTGTGTACGGAGACCAATTTAAAATCGAAAGTGGAAACGTTGCGACAGATTATAGCCTAGCCCCCGAAGACACGCAAGAACAAATCGATAGCAAAGCAGACCAAACGCTAACACAAGACCAATTGAATGCGTTGGCCGAGAAAAACAACCTTATCAAAGCTGAAATGGAAGCCAAAGCTAGCATTGACACAGTTAATCAATGGATTACAGCATATCAAAACTACGTTAACGCTAACGATGCAGACAAAGCTAAATCGGAACAAGCTTTAAAAGATGCTTCGGAACGAATCGTTCAAATGAAATACGAAGTCGATAATTTAAAAGTTGTTTGGAATGCGATTGATACATACATGAGCTTTCAAAACGAAGGTTTGATTATCGGTAAAAAAGATGGTTCGGCTTATGCTAAATTTAGTGATGACCGCATTAGTCTGTTCTCAGGTAGTAGCGAGGTAATGTACATTTCACAAGGTACATTGAATATTGCTAACGGTATTTTTACGAAAACAATTCAAATTGGGCGTTTCCGCTTTGAGACACATCCAGCCGACGCAAACATGCTTGTAGTAAGATTTTTAGGAGGTTAATATGGCAACAGCTCAATTTAGTGGGCAATACGGTAAAAATATGTCTCTTGAACTAAGAGCAGAGCTTACAGGTCAAAATATTGCAGGTAACTACAGTACAGTACGTGTCACTGGTTACTTGCATACCAACGGATATGCGTCAGTTTGGGGTGTGACTAGCGATACAATTGCAACAGTCAACGGCACAAACACTACTGTACATCCAGTTATTAATATTGGCACTAATTCCGTGCAAGAAATTTTTAATTACACATATACAATTGGCCACAATGATGACGGTTATAAAACGGTTGGTATCAAGTTATTTATTGCAATTAACGCTGGTGGTTACGGTAGTTCAATGGTTGCTTTCGACCTTCCCCTTCCAACCATTCCCCGAGCAAGTTCGGGAAGCGTCACATCTGGTTATTTAGGGACACCTGTCAAGATTTCAATTGACCGCAAAGTTAGTACGTTTAAACACACTTTAAGATACGACTGGAACGGTGTCACAGGAACAATAGCGAGCAATGTTGATACATCATACAGCTGGACTTTGCCACTTGATTTTGCCAGTGCAATTCCAAATGCGACTTCATCTTGGGGGCGTGTGTTCATCGATACTTACAACGGCAGTACGAAAATTGGAACAAAGGAAGCGACATTTACAGGCAACGTCCCAGCTAGCATGAAACCAACACTTTCCAGCGTAACTCTGAATGATACAAATACAGCGGTTAAAAATCTGTTAAACACAGCTAACACATTCGTACAAGTTTTGTCAAACGTACAAGTGACATTCAACGGAGCTAGCGGTACTTATGGTTCAACAATTTCAAGTTATCGGGCTGAAATCTTGGGGAAAAATCAAAATACAAATTCAAATAATGGTCTGCTTGGAATGATGAATTTCAATGGTTCAGTTACAATTCGAGCTACTGTTACGGACAGCCGTGGAAGGACATCTGAACCAGTTGACGTTCAAGCTACAGTACTTGAATATTTCACTCCACAATTGTCGTTCTCCGCAAGTCGTAGCGGTTCTTCTAGCACGACTGTTACCGTTACTAGAAATGCCAAAATTGCGCCTTTAACTGTTGGTGGTAATCAAAAGAACACGATGAAGCTGACTTTCAAATATAAAGAACATTCGGCTACAAGCTTCACGACTGACACAGGTAGCGCAGGTGGGACATGGACGACTATAAGTAATTTGACTAATTCTAGCGCTAATTTAGGAGCAACTTTCAGTGTTTTAAAAAGTTATGACATAATTGGCACGATTGAAGATTCTTTTACAAGTTACGAATTTTTGGTTACAATTGGAACTGAGAGTTTCCCACTTGCTCTGAAGGTGGACAGAATGGGTCTCGGTAAGTTACCTGAACAAGTTGGTGTGATTGATAGTGCGTGGGAATATTACTATGATAATAAACCTATCCAACATCACCAAGTTACAACCAATGACGGTAAAGCTATATTATTAACAGCTGGAACAGATTTAGACACCATTTTAGACACAGGTTTTTACAACGTACAAGCTCCTCTACATGCTCCAACAGGGTCAGGGATTAACGATTGGAAATATATTCGTGTAACCCATTATACGAATAGCGCAGACTACATTTTGCAAGAAGCTATTGATTTTAATGGAGTAGTGTCCGCTTATCGAGTAAGAAACGGCGGAACGTGGGGCGACTGGCAATACTATGCACTGCGTGATGAACTTAAAAACCAAACTAATACTGGGTGGCAACCGGCTGAATACGCTGGTTCGTATTATAAACGCTGTGGAGATGTGTTAAGTATTCGTTTTGACTTTACTGGAAACGGCGGAACATTCACGTTCGCTAAAGTACCATCAAATGTATTTACAGCGCCGCAATCGTACATGTTTACAATTGCAGCTTGGGGAAACGACACGTCAAGCGATGCACATGTGCAGGTCAATGCTGGAACTAGCGAATTCAAAATCGTCAATTCCAAAAATGCTTGGCAGTATCGAGGCCAAATAACACTTATGATTTAGGAAGGACAAAAAATGAAATTATCTTTTAATTCAAAATCTCAAGAAATAGGTCTTGATGGTTCAATTGTCGGAACACGAGTAATCTTGATTAATGGTGACGGTGCGTTTTATCCCGTCATGCTCCCAGCTGACAAAATCGGCTTACCAAACGGTGAGTTGGAACGGCTAGCACTTGACGTTATTTATCAAGAAAACTTCCCACAGCGTTCCGAAAATGAAAAGTTAGCTGAAATTACGGAAAATATCACGAAACAAAAGGAGGCGTCAGGAATAGCACAAGCAACTTTGTTGGACGTTGTCACCCAACTTTACGGCAAAGGGATATTAACCGATGAAACTACTACACAAAATTAAAGACAAAATAGAAAGAGTAACAGACATGATGATTAAACTTTACGCAATTAACGTTATTTCAGGAAACTACCAATATGCCAAAATTCCAAAAGTGCTTAAACCAAAAGTAAAAGCGCAAATTGCTCTCATGGTCGAAGATGACGAACTTTTGGCCGAATTGACTAAAGAATAGTTAGCGAGGTGCTAACTATTATGATGAAACTTGAAACAATAAACGCAGTTATCGGAGCTCTTGTCTCTACGTTAACAGTATTCGCTTTTTTTCAAGGTCGCATGACTATCGGCGAACGTCGCACGACAATTCTAGAAGAAAAAGACAAGCAGTTTGAAAAAGAAGTTATTGAAATTAAAAAACGACTAGATGACCACGACAAACAAAACGAAGTGCTTATTCGCTTAACTTCAGAGATTACAAATTTAAGCGAGAAAGTCGAAAAAATCGATAAAAAATTGGAGGAAGTCAAATGATTAATTGGAAATTACGTTTTAAGAATAAGGCTACATTGTTAGCGATCGCAGGAACACTAATCCTTTTAGTCCAACAAATCGGGCTAAAACTACCAGATAACATTGGTGACGTAGTCAATACTATTTTGACTTTGCTTGTATTGTTAGGTGTAGTTAATGACCCAACAACAGCAGGAATAAAAGATAGCGCAAAAGCTTTAACATACAATAAACCAAAGGAGGAAAATAAATGAATACAAATGTTTTAATTAATTGGTTTGAAAGTCGTCGAGGAAAACTCACTTATTCAATGTATGGCAGCCGAAACGGTTCAGACGGTACAGCGGACTGCTCCGGATCAGTGGCACAAGCGCTTAAAGAAGCAGGAGTAAATATCATTGGTTTACCGTCAACCGTAACACTTGGCACGCAACTTGCTCAAAATGGTTTTATTCGTGTTTCTAAAAATACAGATTGGACTGCCCAACGTGGCGACATTGTCCTGATGTCATGGGGCGCAGATATGTCACAATCCGGCGGAGCTGGTGGGCACGTTGGAGTTATGGAAGACGCTAATACATTCATCTCAGTTGATTACTGGACTGGTGGCGCTGCAGGACAAGCGGTAAGTTCTCATAATTGGGAACAATACTATGCGGTTGAGCGTCCAGCCTATATTGAAGTTTGGCGTTACAATGGTGATGGTGGAAACAAACAACCTAATACAACAGTAGCTCAAACACCTACACGCAAGCCAGACTCAAAAGCATACTATCTTGCAAATGACGTGGCGTTTGTTAACGGTATCTACCAAATCAAATGTGACTACCTAGCACCAGTTGGGTTCGATTGGTCAGACAACGGTATTCCTGTAGGTCTTGTTAACTGGGTCGACGAAAACGGAAATAACGTCAAGGACGGCGCAGACAAAGATTTTAAAGCTGGTATGTACTTTAGCTTTGAACTTGACGAAGCACACATCACAGATACTGGAGAAGGTGGATATTACGGTGGTTACTACTGGCGTAAATTCGAGTTCGGTCAGTTCGGCACTGTATGGCTATCTTGCCGTGACAAGGACGATTTAGTCAATTATTACAAGTAAATTTGATATAATTAAATAGTAAACACTTTTACGCTCTCAGCTTTTGCTGGGAGCTTTTTTT